ATCTGGATCAGACCGCTTTACTCGCTTACGGACATCAACCATTTCCTTTCGCTCACCATACAGATCATCTATACTCTGCTCAATCTCTTCCAACTTCGCCCTCATCTTAGCCAGAAGCTTCTCTTTCTGCTCCCCTGGAAGATGCTGTATGGCCTTATGTATTGTGTCGTAGTCAATGACATCTCTTTTCAATTCTCCCATAAGGATATCGGTCTCCCCAGCAATATCCCTAAGCTCATCAAAAACATGTGAAAAGTCATCATATGGATCATAATCAAGACTAACAATCTTTGGTCCCTTCAACCACTCATCACGCATCAAATGATACACACCATCTGATGCCATGTCCTGCTTTTCATCAGCCTGCAAGTAAACCTCAATAGGATGCTCTCCTACGTATGCGCCATACTCTTCCCTGTGAGCCTCAAACCACTTCTTAACTTCAGACCTTGCATCCTCATCATCAAACAACTCATCTCCAGAATCTACCACCACATGAACATCAATATCCGCTTCATCTGAAAATTGGT